AAATCAAGGACTTAGCATATATAGCGATTATCAAACACTATTTATTGTCTTACTTATCAATAACTTAGCCGTTAAAACACCCGCAAAAACGTAATCAGCACACCGAAGAGGGTACGGGCAGGGGCCACCGGGTGGGTCTACGATATACGTATATACACAAGTACACACACGGGGTTTTTGCAACATAGTAATCACTTTATGTTACAAAGTGTAACAATACGTGAGAATTGTATTGACAAGCCGCACAAAATCAGTATAACTACGTAGTAGTAGTAGTAGCCCTTAGTTAAACTTAAAAGTAACTACAGAATAAGTTATAGTAAAAGAGTAGTTAAACTAAATAGTAATAACATATATCAAGTTATAATAAGATAAGTAACTACAGAAAGTTTAACTACCCTTTTTTGATTATATTAGTAATAACATAAATTAGTTGTTGACAACAAGTTTAACTTACCTTACTATAATAACTGTAGTTATAACTAACCTTGCTATTAAAATGAAGGAAGTAATAACTATTAAGTATTACTAGGCTTCTGTAGTTTCTTTTGTGTTGCTTCACTTACTCCTTAGTCTCCTCCAGTTGTAGTAGGTACTACCGTAGTCCTAGTAATACTTCTTTTTTCTCACCTAACTTTAACATTAGTACTTGACATCTATGAAAAAACAAATACAACTATGTCCAAGTGATACCGTAATAGAGGACTTCTACGAAGCATTACTAAGCTCCAACAACAGAGCTTTACTCAAGCTTCACATACCTAAGTCCGATGTATTTTACGTTAGAGCAGCTATTGAAGCAGACACTGGAGTAAGGTACAGCTTAGATCATATAGAGAGAGCTATGTATCTTGAAGGTATGATTGACAGAAAAGACGTACTTGACCCAGACAGAAAGAGAGACTACGCTGATGGCCCACCGTGATTACAAGAAGGAACGTGCTAACTACGATGGTAAGCCTTCTGTAATGGCTAAGAACCGTGCGCGTAAGAAAGCTAGGCATCTGTTAGAGAAGCAAGGTAAGGTTCGTAAGTTTGACGGTAAGGATGTAGATCACAAAAACGGTAACGCTTTAGATAACAGCCCTAAGAACCTACGTGTTACTTCAGCTAGAGCTAATCGTAGTTACCCACGTAACAGTAAAGCAGGAAAGAAGTAAGGCGTATGGCTACAACTAAAGATGTAGATAGACTTCCTAGTGGATCACTCAAGTACCGTGGTGAAACTTATCCTGGTTACAACAAGCCAAAGCGTACTCCAGGTGGTGCTAAGAAGAGTGCTGTACTCGCTAAGAAGGGTACTCAAGTAAAGGTAGTACGCTTTGGTGATCCCAACATGTCTATCAAGAAAGATCAGCCTGATAGACGCAAGAGCTTTCGTGCTAGGCATAACTGTGATACAGCTACAGATAAGTTTACTGCACGTTACTGGTCATGTAAGGCGTGGTAGCAAGTAAAATGGCAAAAAAAAGTACATCTACAGTAAATACAGCAGGTAACTACACGCAACCCAAGAAGCGTGAAGCCCTGTTTAAACGAATTAAAACTGGCACAAAAGGCGGTAAAGCTGGCCAGTGGAGCGCTAGGAAAGCACAACTCCTAGCCTCCGAATATAAGAAGGCAGGGGGAGGCTACAAGACATGATGAGATACTTAAAGAGATTGTGGTGTGCATTAGTTAATCGTAAATGTCACCCACAGTGTGACTGCTGTTAAGATGAAGGTAGACGCACCAAAAGGCTATCACTGGATGAAACAATCAGATGGCAGCTTAAAGCTTATGCAACACAAAGACAAGTTTGTACCTCACAAGGGCGCAAGCTTAAAGGCTAACTTCTCAGTACAAAAGGCCCACAATGGCACTAGCAAAAAGTCAAAAAAGTCTTAAGTCTTGGACTAAACAGAAGTGGGGTACTAAGAGTGGTAAGCCCAGCGCTAAAACTGGTGAACGGTATTTACCTGCTAAGGCTATTAAGTCTCTTAGCAGCAGTGAGTATGCCGCTACAACCAGAGCTAAAAGAAAAGGCACGAAGGCAGGTAAGCAGCATGTGGCTCAACCTAAGAAAATCGCAGCCAAAACCAAAGCCTACAGGAAGGTAAGATAATGAGTGAAGATACAAAACTAGCGGGCTTGTCTGCTGAATTAAAAAAAGCTAAACAAGAAATAAAAGATCAAAAGGCTAGGGCTGCAAAGCAAATGGCTGAGTTTCGTAAGGACATGAGATCACAAAGAAGTGCGATGTTGGCACTAATTAAAGATGGTAAAGTTTCTCCTGACGTTAATAAAATAGACAACAATCAAAATAAAAATAGTAACTCAAAACCTAAACAAGGCCCAAAAGAACCTACTAAAGAAGAACTAAGATTGCAAAAAGTTCGTGATAAAGTAAAAAAAGCAAAGGCTTCTAAACTACGTGGTCAAGGTGGTGGTGGAACATTAAATAGTCCTGTCAAAAGATTAGCAGATCGTTCTGGTCTTACTGGCCCATTACGCAGAAAAATGAGTAAGGGTGGTAGAATAAAAAAGAAAGCTAAGAAGTAATGGCACGTAACTTAAATGAAAAGCAAACTAAGTTCTTAGAGGTGCTCTTTGAAGAGGCTGGTGGTGACGCTGTACAAGCTAAGAAGTTGGCAGGGTACAGCGACAACACACCTACTACACATATAGTGAATGCTTTGAAGGATGAGATATTTGAGGCTACCAAGACGTACATGTCTAGGCTTAGGCCCTAAAGCTGCTGTAGCTTACGGTAGTGCTTTGACTGACCCTACACAGTTAGGAGTCAAAGAAAAGATGGTAGCTGCAGGACAGATACTTGATCGTGCAGGAATAGTTAAGACTGAGAGAGTAGCAGTTGAGTCAAGTGGTGGTTTGTTTATCTTACCCCCTAAGAACAGCGACGATGCAGAAGCTCAGTAAAGAAAGACCGCTAAAGTATGAATACTGGATGCTACCTAGTGTACCATTTAAAGTCAAACTTTGGTTAAGAATACCTAGAGTAAGTCCGTACATACCTTTCGGATATAAGCTAGACCCTGATGATAATGAATGGCTACAACCAATACCTAACGAGTTAGAGCTACTAGAAGAAGCTAAGAAGCACATAAAGCAGTACAGTTACCCCCAAGTGTCTGCGTGGCTTACAACTCAGTCAGGTAGAAACATAACAACTGATGGGCTGAAGAAGAGAATAGATGTTGAAAGAAAGCGAAAAAGGCTTATTGCAATTAAAAACCAGTACGCCAAAAGGCTCAAAAAAGCGTTACGGCAAATTGAAATCCTTGAAAAAGAACGCATCGGAACCTACATCTACGAAGAAGATAGAGACACCTACGAGTCTACCTGCACAAGTTAAGCCCCCAGAGTATGACGTGCAGCTTGCTCAAGATGTCGTTTTTAGACCCAACCCAGGCCCACAGACACAATATCTAGCGTCATCTGAACGTGAGGTACTATATGGTGGGGCAGCAGGAGGGGGGAAGAGCTACGCAACACTAGCTGACCCTCTGCGTAACATGAATAACCCAGACTTCAGTGGGCTACTTGTACGACACACTACAGAAGAACTAAGGGAACTCATACAGAAAAGCCAAGAACTATACCCTAAAGCAATACCAGGTATCAAGTGGTCAGAGCGTAAGAGCCAGTGGACTACACCAAGGGGCGGCACACTGTGGATGTCGTACTTGGACAGAGAGACAGACGTTATGCGCTACCAAGGACAAGCGTTTAACTATGTAGCCTTTGATGAGTTGACTCAGTGGAATACACCCTTCGCGTGGAACTACATGCGTTCAAGATTACGTACTGCAAACAAAGACTTAGGCCTATACATGAGGGCTACAACCAACCCTGGGGGTGTCGGACACGCTTGGGTAAAGAAGATGTTCATTGATCCAGCGCAACCTAATACACCATTCTGGGCAACGGACATTGAGACTAGTCAGGTACTGAAGTTTCCAACAGGGCATAGCAAATCTGGAGAACCCCTGTTCAAGCGAAGGTTCATACCTGCTAGTCTGTTTGATAACCCATACTTAGCTGAGAGTGGTGACTACGAAGCAATGCTTCTCTCACTACCAGAGCACCAACGTAAGCAGTTATTAGAAGGTAATTGGGATGTAAACGAAGGAGCAGCCTTTCCTGAGTTTAACAGAGCTATACACGTAGTTGACCCCCACGACATCCCTAAGAGTTGGGCTAGGTTTAGGGCTTGCGACTACGGCTACGGAAGTCACACAGGTGTTGTGTGGTTAGCTGTCGCACCTAGTGAGCAGCTTGTAGTTTACAGAGAGTTATATTGTTCCAGAGTTACAGCTACAGATTTAGCTGACATGATACTGGATGTAGAACAAAATGATGGCAGTATAAGATACGGCGTGTTAGATAGCTCCCTGTGGCATAAACGTGGCGACACTGGCCCTTCTTTGGCTGAACAAATGAACGCAAAAGGTCTGAGGTGGAGGCCCTCTGACCGTTCAAGAGGTTCAAGGGTGGCAGGTAAGAATGAGCTTCACCGCCGTTTGCAGGTGGATGAGTTTACTGAGGAGCCAAGATTGGTGTTCTTTTCTTCCTGCACCAACACAATAGCACAATTACCTAGCATACCTTTAGATAAAAGAAACCACGAGGATGTTGATACAAATGCAGAAGACCACTTGTATGACGCTTTAAGGTATGGTATAATGACAAGACCAAGAAGTTCTTTATGGGATTTCAACCCTGCCACACAACGTTCAGGCTTTCAAGCTTCTGACGCAACATTTGGGTATTAAAAGATATGGCTATAGAAGACAACACAGGCGAACTATTTGAAACAGATGACGTTTCAGTTATTCAAGACGGTGATGAACTAGACGCACACGGTGTAGTGTCTTATGTAACATCTAGGTTTAAACGTGCAGAGGATGCCAGATACGCAGATGAAAGTAGATGGCTAAGAGCCTACAGAAACTACAGAGGTTTGTATGGATCAGATGTACGTTTTACTGAAACTGAGAAGTCTCGTGTATTTGTTAAAGTAACTAAGACTAAGACACTGGCTGCATACGGTCAGATTGTAGATGTACTATTTGGTGCTTCAAGGTTCCCACTATCTGTGAACCCTACTACGTTACCTGAAGGCGTAGCTGAGTCCTTACATCTAAGTATAAACCCCCAAGCAGAAGAAGCCCAAGAACAACTTAATAGTGCGTTTGGTAAGAAGCCTAACGTAAGCTATTTGTTTGACCCTGATGAAAAACTCAAGCCTGGCGAGACTATGTATGACCGCATGAAGCTTATGGGGCCACTACAAGATAAACTAGCTGATGTGTCTGATAAAGTAATTGAAGGGCCAGGAACTACCCAAGATACAGTTACATTCCATCCTGCTATGGTAGCAGCTAAGAAGATGGAGAAAAAGATACACGATCAGTTAGAAGAGAGTGGTGCTAACAAGCAACTACGTCACACTGCATTTGAGATGGCCCTCTTTGGTACAGGCCTTATGAAGGGGCCGTTTGCTATTGACAAAGAGTACCCTAGTTGGGGTGACGATGGTGAGTACAACCCTACAGTAAAGACTGTACCATCTACTAGTCACGTATCCATATGGAATTTTTACCCTGACCCTGATGCGTACAACATGGATGACGTTGAGTATGTAGTTGAGCGTCACCGCATGACACGCTCACAGATGCGTGGCTTGAAGTCAAGGCCTTTCTTTAGGACTGAATCTATAGATGAAGCTATCTCTTTGGGTGAGTCCTACGAGAAGAAGTACTGGGAGCAAGACATGGAGGACGAAGCTACGTATAGCTCTGCTCCTGAACGCTTTGAGGTACTAGAGTTCTGGGGTTACGTAGACACAGACATGCTACAAGAGCAAGGCGTTAAGATACCTAAAGAGTTAAAAAACTCAGAGCAAGTAAACGTAAACGCTTGGATATGTAACAGTAAAGTACTACGCTTAGTGCTTAACCCATTCAAGCCAGCACGTATACCTTATTACGCTGCACCATACGAATTAAACCCTTACTCATTCTTTGGGGTAGGTATAGCAGAGAATATGGATGACACACAGACCCTTATGAATGGGTTTATGCGTATGGCGATAGATAATGCAGCCCTAAGTGGTAATCTTATTATAGAAGTTGATGAAACTAACTTAGTACCAGGTCAAGACCTATCCGTTTACCCTGGCAAGGTGTTCAGAAGACAGGGGGGAGCACCTGGACAAGGAATCTTTGGCACTAAGTTTCCCAACGTAGCTGGTGAGAACATGCAGCTATTTGATAAAGCGAGAGTATTAGCTGATGAAAGTACAGGGTTCCCAAGTTTTGCACACGGTCAAACAGGTGTTAGCGGAGTGGGAAGGACTGCTTCTGGCATCAGTATGCTTATGTCTGCAGCTAATGGCTCTATACGAAATGTGGTAAAGAACGTTGATGACTACTTGCTTGCACCTATAGGTAAGGCTTTCTTTTCGTTTAACATGCAGTTTGACTTTGATGAAGAGATTAAGGGTGACTTAGAAGTTAAGGCACAAGGTACAGAGAGCCTGATGGCTAACGAAGTACGCTCACAACGCTTGATGCAATTCATGGGTGTAGCATCTAATCCTGCACTTATGCCTTTCGTAAAGTCAGACTACATCATACGTGAGATAGCTAAGAGTATGGACTTAGACCCTGACAAGGTAACTAACTCTCTAAGTGATGCAGCTATACAAGCTGAGATACTCAAGAAGTTTACTACACCACCGCCAGCACCAGAGGGCGCACCACAAGAGGGCGCACCACCACCGCCTAATCCTAGTGAGGCTGGCCCCCCTGCTGGAACAGGCGTACAGGACACCACAGGAGCAGGTGGTGGCAACATAGGTACAGGCACAGTACCAACACCAGGTGAGCAAGGCTTTACAGGAACATGATAATAAAAAAACTAGTGAACGACAAACCTTTGTGGGATTCTTTTTTAGAAACACTTGACGCTAAGATAGGTTCTGCCCAGCGCAAGCTAGAACAAGAGAGTACAATGGAAGGCGTGTATCGGGCGCAAGGTGAGATAGCTGCACTACGTAGATTAACCTTTCTTAGGGATGAAGTAAATGGCCCAACTTGATGCACTCAGCGAACCTGTAATACCCCAAGAGGAAGAAGATACAGGGTTCTTCTCTAGGGTTAAAGATACAGTGGGTGACATTACCTTTAAAGACGCAGCTACCTTTGTAGCAGAGGCTACGCCTATTATAGGTGACGCTATGGCTGCTAAAGAAGTGTACGATGAGTTACAAAAGGATGACCCCAACTACTTATTGGCTGGTGCTTTAGGTGGCGCAGCTATAATAGGCTTAATTCCTGGTGTTGGTGACGCTGCAGCAGCAGCTATAAAAGCAGGNGCTAGAAAAGCACTAGGCGTAGGTAAACGCATAGAAGTTGACCCTGACGCACTAGGTTCTTTAGGTGGTAACATTAGGTTAAAGCCTAAAGAAGAAGTAACACCCCAGATGTCAAGTATTGACTATCAAAAAAAGATGTCAAAATTTGATGAAGTTGAGACTGCTGATGATTGGCAGACAAACGTAGGTGATTATGTAATAAGCTCAAGAGATGTAAACCCTACTATCCGTACACCTGAATTAGAAGATTCCGCAAAAGATTTACTAGATGGTAAGATAACTAGAGAACAGCATTTAGACAACGTAGATAAGTATAAACCAGTAGAACCTTGGGATGCATTACCTAGAGAACCATCAAGTAAAGCTACAGTGTTTTCTTTAAAACCAGACCAACGAGAAAATGGTAAGTTTATTTTACCTAATAAAGCTGTTGCTAATTTAGGTGTTAGTAAATCTAGTTTAAAAATAGGTGATGCATTTAATGGTAGATTAGACATACCTGCTTATAACCGTTTTGATACATGGATTGTTGCAGGCACAAGTTCTGCTGAAAAAGGTGTAACTCATTATGCTAAAGCAATACACTATAAAGGAACAGACAAAAAGCCTGTACGTTTCTTAGCATCCCAAAAAACATCTGAAAAAATAGGTTCAGGTGAAGCAGGAAAAACTGGTTATGCTACAGTTTCAGGCACTATTAAAGATTTAGATGTAGAAGAAATACGTGCTAGGGCTGCTAAGTTTTTGGAAGACCCTGAGTGGACACAGGTAGGTTTTGACCCTCGTAGGCAGGGGGGTTTTTATGTTAGGGCAGGTGAAGGTAAACATGTACCTATTAGGGAAGCAGATGAAGTAATACAAATAGGCCCATTGGTATTAGCTAAGAATGCTAAATTAGATAGGGATCACAAAGGTTTTAATGAAGGTGGCGAAGTAATGGAAGACCAAGGCCAAGGTAACGCCCAAATGGAGATGGAACTAATGCTCAAAGAGCAAGTTGATCCTGTAAGTGGTAACACTGCTCCGCTAGGTTCTACACCAGAAGAAGTACGTGATGATGTACCTATCAACGCCAGTGTAGGTGAGTTTATGATAAACGCACAAACTGTCAATTACTTTGGTGAGGAGTTCTTTAATAATTTACAAGAGACTGCTGCTGAAGGGTGGGAGCGTATTAAGTCAGGTGAGGAGTCATTCTTTAGAGATGATGAGCTTGAGGTAGCTGAAGTTGATGACGTGCCTACAGATGAAGTACAAAGCATGGCCTACGGTGGCACTGTGCGTGGCTACGCTGAAGGTGATGAAATAACAGATGAGATAGCTAACAAAGAAGTACCTAAACCTGTAGGTGGCGGCTTTGGTGGCTACGGTGGTACAGGGTCTACCTTTACAGGCTTTGAGATGCGTAGGGTTAAAGACCCTGTAACAGGACGTACAAAGAAGGTAGCATTCTTTAATGGTAGACCTCTTACAGCACTAAAAAGTTATGTTGATGTAAGCACTGAAGGTGAGACTGAAGAGGCAGCACCAGCAGCAGCAACACAAAGAAGAGATGATGATAGGCCAGATGTAGACTTAGGTGACTATGGTGGTTCGTTTAGAGATAAGAATTTAAATGACTGGACAGACCAAGACTTTAGTAGTTACAAGAGTAGCATAACTGCAGGTAAAGAAGGTAAACTTAGTGGTATGGAAACAGGCGTCCTACAAACTGTAGGTAATCTTATTATTCCTGGCGGTGGTTTTGCTTTAACTGCATTAGCTAAAAAAGCAAACAGAGAACAAGCAGAAAAAATATTTGAACTTACTACAAAAATGATTAAAGAAAATAAGGGTACAAGAGAAGTATACGAAGCTAACGAAGCAGCTTACAATACAGCTAGAAATTTAAACAAGGAAACATACCCTGACATGTTTGGTGTAGGTTTCTTAGATGGTGATAAACAAAGCCCTTCTTTTCCTGGCTCTGCTTATTTTAAAGAATATGAAAAACTAACAGGTTTTGACATCAAAGATTCTACTGCACCTGAACCAACTAAGTTTGACACTATATCAAGTGCTAAAGGTTTCTTAGGTGGGTCAGAAAGAGATTCACTTAACACCGCTATCAGAACAGGTGATCAAGCCATAATAAGACACTGGGAAGGCATAGACAGACTACGTAAAAAACAAGATGCTTACTATGATGCTGTAAAAAGTGGAGATAAAGTGGAAGCTGCAAGACTAGGTAGTAAACTTAGTGATAACGCTAGAGCACAGGCCGACAAATATGAAGGTAGTGTAGCAAGATCACAGAAGAGTGTAGAAGAAGGAGGGTATGGCGCTCAAAAAACAGGAGGTTTCTTTAGTGTTTATGAAACTAGAAAAGAACAAGGAGACAGACAAGCGGAAGAAGAAGAAAACAAAAAAACCGCAAAATAAACAACGATAAGGCTACCCAGCAAATAATGCTGGCCCCATATAAACAAGGAACTAACTAATGCCAGAACTAACACAAGTGGAACCCCCAAAGAATGCAGGATTTGTACAACCTAAAGGTGGGCGTAGTGCCAACCAGAAACGTATAGAGCAGGATGAAGCCGAGCTTAAAGCCCTCGTTGAGGGAAACCAACCACCCCAAGAAGAAGCTCCCAAAGAAGAAGAGGCCAATACAGAAGTTAAAGAAGAGGCGTTATCTGCTGAAGAAAGAACGTATAAAAAACGGTACAGTGATCTACGCAAGCATCTAAACAAACAGTCTGAAGAGATAAAAGAACTCAAGGCTCAGATGCAGAACACTAGTGAAGGTAAGATGCGTCCACCGTCTTCAGATGAAAGCATTGAAGCTTGGGCTAGTAAGTACCCTGAGATTGCATCTATAGTAGAGACTATAGCTACTAAGAAAGCAGAAGAAAAGTTTAGCAAAGCAGATGAACGCTTAAAAGAGATAGACAAGATTACAGCACAAGCTAATCGCACTAAGAGTGAGGATGAGATACGTGCAATGCACTCAGACTTTGATGAGCTACGCAAGAGTGATAGCTTTCATAGCTGGGCAGAAGAACAACCTAAGTGGGTACAGGACGCTCTATATGAGAACCAAGATGACCCACAGTCAGTAGTACGTGTTATTGACCTCTACAAGGTTGACAACGGTATGGACACCAAAGCTAAAAAACGTTCTACTAAAGAAGCAGCCTCTGAAGTAAAGAGTAGACGTACTACTAGACTTGACGCAGAAGACGCATCAGGTAAGATTAAAGAATCAGACGTGCAACGCATGACACCTCAACAATATGAGGCAAATGCAGACGCTATAATGGAATCAATACGCAGCGGTAAGTTTGTGTATGATATTTCTGGAGCAGCACGTTAAATAAGTATTGACATTACACAATTAATGTATATAACTGTGTATGTTACTAATGGATGTACAGCCCTATACATAATAGCTACCTGTACATCCCTAAACTACTAAGCCAAGAACTACTAAGATAAGACCTACCTAGTCAAGTATAGGCCCAACAGTTTACACAAGGCCAATGTGTAATCTGCTTGCACCCTAAAAAGATTAGCCTCTTACACAGTGTTTAAGCTTACATCATATAAGCCGCAACATCTATGGAGGATATATTATGGCTTTTGCATCAGCATCAGGTTATGGGAATTTACCTAATGGTAACTTTAGTCCTGTAATCTACTCCAAACAGGTACAGCTTGCATTCCGCAAGTCTACCGTAGTAGGAGAAATTACTAACAGTGATTATTTTGGCGAGATTGCCGCACAAGGTGATACCGTCCAGATTATCAAGGAGCCTGAGATCAGCGTACAGGCATACACTCGTGGCACACAAGTCACAGCGCAAGATTTAGACGATGAGGACTTCCAATTAACTATTGACAAAGCGAATTACTTTGCTTTTAAGATGGACGATATTGAGGAAGCACACTCACACGTCAACTTCATGCAGCTTGCCACTGATCGTGCAGCGTATCGTTTGTCTGACCAGTATGACCAAGACGTTCTAGGTTATCTATCAGGCTTCAAACAGTCTACACTACACGGCACTGCAGATACAGCTAACACCACAGTAAATGGTTCTAAGTCTGTAACAACTGCTGGCTCAGATGAATTGTTGTCATCTATGAAGATCATCAAGTCTTCAATGGCTAACATCACAACTACATCTGCAGGGGATCACTCTATCCCACTGACAGCACGTATGCCAGGTGCTACTTCACTGCCAACTGCAACAGCTTCACCAGCAATGGTAGTAGCTCGTATGGCTCGTTTACTTGATCAACAGCAAGTTGATACACAAGGAAGGTGGCTTGTAGTTGACCCTGTATTTATGGAGCTACTTCGTGATGAAGACAGCCGCTTTATGAATGCAGACTTTGGTGAATCAGGTGGACTGCGTAATGGCTTAGTCATTAACAACTTCCACGGTTTCCGTATGTACACATCATCAAATCTGCCAGCAGTAGGCGATGGTCCAGGTACATCAGGTACAGCCAACCAGAACACTAACTTTGGTGTGATTGTTGCTGGACATGATTCTGCTGTAGCAACTGCAGAGCAGATTAACAAAACGGAAACGTACCGTGACCCTGACAGCTTTGCTGACATTGTTCGTGGTATGCATCTATATGGCAGAAAGATTCTTCGTCCTGAAGGTATCGTCACTGCCAAATATAACGCAGCGTAAGGGAGTATTTAGTTATGGCTACAATTACCATGTCAACCAACTCTGCTTCCACTTCCAACAACGGTGGAACAGGGAATAAGAAACTCCGTGGTGCGCTTACTGTCTTGCAAAACGACATTGATATGGCTGACGCCATCTTGCAAAACGGTGGCACAGCTTTAGCAGCGAATGACATCATTCAAGCTATTGCTGTACCTACAAACACTATGATCCTACACGCAGGGTTCAAAGTGGTGACAGCAATGGAAGGTACTACTACCGACTCTGCTTTTCACATA